CTATGGATGAACGAGGTATTCAGAATTGGTATTTCGAAGTATTAGAGGAATGTGACAAAAATCAACTTAATGATAGAGAGAAATATTGGATTAACTATTATAAGAGTAATGAATTAGGCTATAATGCAACACGAGGTGGTGCGCGTGGGTAAATTTAATATTGGCGATATAATTACTACTAATAAAATAATTGGAATAGACGAAGAGAAAAGCAATAACAAGCATAAATACTATATTGTAGAATGCTTAATATGCCATAATATAAGAAGCATAAGATCTGATAGTTTAAAATGTAAATGCAGAAAATGTGCTGATAAAAATAGAAAGCAATATCCTCTTCCAAAAGATATTACAGGACAATACTTCGGAAATTGGCTGGTATTAGAAAAAACTCCTAAAAAACATAACTATTATAATTGTCTTTGTACCAAATGTGGTACAATAAGAGATGTTTTTAGGGGTAGTTTAACTAGTGGGACTTCAAAAGGATGCGGATGCACAAAATCTTGGGGTGAAGAACAAATAAAATATTTTTTAGAACAAAATAATTTTCAGTTTAAAAGAGAAATTAGTTTTGATGATTTAATATCAGATAAAAATAGGAAACTTCATTTTGATTTTGGTGTATATATTGACAATAAACTTTTTTGTTTAATAGAATTTGATGGACGTCAGCATTATGCTTATGATGAAAATTGGAATTGTAGTTATGAAGATTTTCAAAGATTACAATATATAGATAGAATAAAAAATGAATATGTTCAACAAAAAAATATAAAACTTTTAAGAATTAAAGAAAATGAGTGCGTAGAAGAAATATTAATTGATTTTTTTGAGGGAGCAAGAAGTGGAACTTAGTGAAGAACAAAGAAGAATAGTAGAAGCACCATTAGATGAAAATACAGTAGTAATGAGTTGCGCAGCCAGTGGTAAGACGAATACGTTAACAGAGCGTTTACGCTATGTACTGCGCCATGGAGTTAATCCAAATAGAATAGTAGCACTTACTTTTACGAATAATGCTGCGGCGGAAATGCGCGCCCGTTTGGGAGACGATTTCAAGACAGGAATGTTTATGGGGACCGTCCATTCATATGCAAATATGCTATTAGGTTCTTGCGGCATTGACACGTCTTACATTAGGGACGAAGAAGAGTTTGATGAATTATTTGAATTAATTGAAGAGAATCCACAAGTATTACGACCAGTGGATTATTTACTATGTGATGAAGCACAAGATTTAAACCCAAATCAATTTAATTTCATTACTGAATTAGTGCAGCCGCGCGCTCTTTTAATTGTAGGTGATTGCCGCCAAGCAATTTATACATTCTCTGGAGCAAATCCAGACTTGTTAATGAATTTAACAAGAAATCCAGAATATGTTGTCAGAAACTTAACTCAAAATTATCGTAATGCCCGAAACATATTAAATTTCAGTAACACAATAATTAAGAAGATTAGGCGCGTTCCGCAAGAGCCAACTGAGCCAATGCGAGAAGAAGCAGGAACAATAGAGCGCATTTCTCAATGGGAAATTACTTCCGTGATTAAGCGTGAGGGGCCTTATAAAAAATGGGCGATTCTATGCAGAACAAATAAGAAAGTTGATGATATTCTACACATTCTTGAAAGAAATAAAATACCAGCTATTAGTTTTAGACAAGCCGAAGGTGATTTAGCTGAGTTGCAAGAGAAAATGGAAATGAATGCAGTTAAAGTGTTGACAATTCATTCGGCTAAGGGCTTAGAATTTGATAACGTGATTGTATGTGATCTTTTTGCTCATGGACAAGAAAATATGCGGCTTAATTATGTGAGTGTAACGAGAGCAAGAGATAAACTTTATCTTTGCAAATAAAAAAGAGCCTTATGGCTCTTTTTTCATTTGGCTCTCCTATTATTTACTGCTTATTTTAGAATAGCAGGAGAGGATTCTTCTTCACTCTCTTCATCCTCATCATTCGGACCAATGGCTGCATTAATTAACATTGTAGCTAAATCATTAGGATTAATATTGTATCTATTTTTAATCGCATATTCAATTATTTCTTTATTGGCATCACCAGTAATGCCCAGGGCTGTAAGCATACTCGCAAGATCATTCGGATTAGTGTTATATCTTGTATGTATGCAATATTGTATTATATCTTGGATATCCATATCTTACCTCCATCACCATTAAGTAAATAAAAATTGACTTTTTATTAGAAAAATGATATAATAAATTATAATGAAAAAGTGTTAATTTAAGGAGTTAAAAATGAGCTATAATGCTGATTCCATTCAACAGTTAAGTTTTGTAGATGCTTGCAGAACAAGAATCGGTATTTATCTTGGGTCGGCGGATCATACAGGAGTTCTAGCCGGCCTTTTAGAGTTAGTTAACAATGCTACGGACGAAGCCATAGTCTGTCCTGATGCTAATCAAATAGAAATCACGGTAGGTAAAGATTGGGCATCTTGCCGAGATTACGGACGTGGAATGCCGCACGGACCGAATGATTTCAGTAAAGAAATTATGATTAACTTACTGACAGAAAACCATTCGGGTGCAAAGTTTAATGATGAAGCATATGGTGGCAAAACGCGCGGATTGAATGGAACAGGTTCATCCGCTACTTGTTGTTCTTCCGATTGGTTTGAAATCACGTCAATTCGAGATGGCGCAGCATGGTTTATGCGGTTTGAAAAAGGAATACCACAATATCCAGAATGTCAGAAACTTGATGCAACAGGCGAGCGCCGTGGTACATTCATCAGATATAAGCCGAGTCAAGAAGTATTTGCTTCTGAGCCAATTTATTTTGATTATGATGAAATTTGTGAAATAATCAAACAATATTCATATTTCAATAAAAATATTACTTTTATCGTTTCAGATGCAGAAAATAAATGCTTTAAAACCTTCTGCAGCAAAAACGGCATACTTGACTTCGTAAATGAAAAAGCAGAAAGCCCACTTCATAAACCAATTTATATTAAAACAACAGAAAATGACATTGACGTAGAGCTTATATTACAGTGGAATACTGGCAAAGAACAATTTTATTTATTCAGTAATGGTGGAGAGAATCCTAATGGCGGCACTCCTATTACAGGAATCCGCACAGCATTAACCAATTTCTTCAAGAAATATGACAGAAATGGGGAAGTAGCACGAAATGGATTGCTATATTGTTGTTCAGTTAATCTGAAAAATCCGATTTATGATGGACAAACAAAGAGCAAAATTACAAATCCGGAATTACGTGGTCTTTGCCAAAAATTGACTACTCGTGCGTTGTCCACCTTCGCCGACGACCAGCCGAAAGAGTTTGAAAAAGTTTTGAACTATGTCGATAAGCTGGGGAAGGCTGAAGCTGCAGCTGAGAAGGCGCGTCAGTCAATTATCCGCTCCAATCGTGAAATTGAAAGAAATATTAAGAAAAAAGTTTTTGCCTCCGATAAGCTGAAAGATGCAAGAAAACTCGGCCAAAATAGTATTCTGCTGATTTGCGAGGGCGATTCCGCACTTGGAAGTTTATCGCAAGCACGTGATCCAAATAAGTACGGATTACTCGGTATCCGTGGCAAGATAATAAATGCAATGTCAAATCCACTTGACAAAGTATTGGAGAATGAAGAAGTGCAGTTGATTTACTCTGCACTTGGAATAACTCCAGGAGATTATAATGAAAGGAAAATGAGATATGGCAAAATTGGAATTGCAAGCGATAGTGATAAAGACGGTAATCATATCGCTCTATTGCTCCTTAGCCTATTTGCAACATTGTCACCGAAACTATTGCAGGAAAAAAGAGTGTTTAGATTAGACTCGCCTACGCATATTGTGGTAAGTGCTGGAAAGAGTAACTACTTTTTCTCGGAAGATGAATTTAATAAGAGAGCAGTAAACGGTGATGTAGTATTTGTTAAAGGACTTGGTGAACTCAGTCCTCTACAAATGAAGGAATCAATGTTTAGTAATAAACAGAGTAAAACATGGTTTGAATGGACCGCAACGTCAAATATGCGGCTTGCATCTCTCATGGGAACTGATATTGAACCAAGACGTGATTATCTATTTAATAAAGTCGATTTTAGTACAATAACGGAGTAAGGAATGGGAACTGAACAAATAATAGAGGAATATTTTGGAGGATACGCCGCAGCCGTTGCGCAGAGCCGCGCTTTAGTTGCAGTTGAAGATGGATTGAAGCCATCAATGCGAATGGCGCTATATGCCAATTATACAGATAAGTATTATGCTCCAAAGAAAACAGCCAAGTTCATTAAGTTAATTGGTTCAGCTTCTCGTTTCTGCTGGCATGGAGATGCATCAACTTTTGGTATGTTAATTCGTGCAGCAAAACCGTTTGCCATGCGCTATCCACTATATGATACGCAAGGTTCTTACGGCACCGTTGCTGCTCCAGACAATCATGCGGCCGCACGTTATGTCGAGGGTCGGCTGAATAAATTAGCAACTTCTATGTTTACTTTTTTAGAAAAAGATACAATAGAAGAATGGCGAGATAACTATGATAATACAGAAAAATTTCCACAAAATTTACCGTCAGTAGGTTTCTGGAATATTTGTAACGGAACACAAGGTATTGGAGTTGGAGTAGCAAGCAGTATTCCACAATTTAATTTGAAAGAAATGAATCAAGCATTAATTGATATGCTTTGGGGAAGAGAATATAGCGTCCCAATGCCGGACTTTGCGACTGGCGGCATTTTGATTAATGCAAATGAAGTAAAACGTGCGCTAATAGCTGATCCAATTCCTGGACAATCTTTACCAGGATGCAAACTGAGAGCGAAAATCACATATAATCGTGATAAGAATTGTTTTCATGTAACAGAAATTCCTTACTCGGTTTATACAAATACTATCTGTGATGAATTAATGAAATTAGTTGAAGATGAGTCTTCTGGCATTGATTCGTTCAATGACGCAAGTACAGCAAAGCCTGATATTGAGATTTATTTAAATAAGAAAGCTATGCCAGACAAAGTTCTGGAATTACTTTATAAAAAAACTTCTTTGCAATCAACTTATGGAATTAATCTGACGATGTTGCGCGATAGCCGCCGGCCAGAAGTATTTTCACTTCCAATAGCTATGGCAACTTATTTAGATCATCAGATGAAAGTGTTTCATCGTGCGATTGAGTATGATAAGAAGAAAGCAGAAGATAGAGTTCATATACTTGATGGTTATATCATCGCGTGTGCTTCTATTGAGGAAGTAGTGCAATTAATTAAGACCAGTGCCGATAAAAAAGAAGCGGCGCGCAGGTTAACGGAACAATTTAACCTCGACATGGTTCAGGCAGAAGCAATACTCAAATTAACCTTGAGTCGAATTGCAAGCCTTGAAGTAGAGAAATTCATTAAGGAAAGAGAACAGCTCATTGACTTTATTGCAGAATGTCAGAAAAAATTAGACGATTCGAATTTGATTAAAAAAGATATAGAGTCAGCACTACGTGAAACTGCGGCGCGCTTCGGCGATGAAAGGCGAACCCAGCTCTTAAATCTGACCGATGAAAGCGCAGACAAATTGCTTTACTTCACATCGAATGGGCAAGCATATCTGAACCCACCAAAAGACAAATTGATCGTATCAACTCTTATTTATGGCGTGCCCTATTTTGGAGTAACAGAAGATGGAACAGTATTCCGTTCATCTGATTTTCCAAAACGTGCAAAACAGGTATTTAAAAATGAAACGCCCATCATTGGCGTATTTACAGATGATGAATCTAAATTTCTTGTTTTCCTTGACAATGAAAAACATTTTAGATGCAAGGCAATTAGTGCATTGAATAAAGGGAAAACAAAACTTTCCCTCTCTAATCTGACATTTGTCGCCGTTTCATCTGAGCAAGTAAACAAAACAAATTATAAAAAAGTAATTTTTGAAGAAAGTAAAAATTGATTTTATTTGAAATTATTGATATAATAAATCTATCAAATAAAGAGTTATTTGATGCAATTTTATGTTAAATTAAATAAGGAGTAAAATAATGGCAATGCTTAAAGAAAAATCAAGAATGGTATGGGAGTATGTAAGAGATCACGATAACGGAAACGGGATCCCCATGTCTGAGATTGCTGAGGGTACTGGTCTTACAATTAAGCAGCTTGGTCCTATTGTTTGGACTTCGCTGAAAGAGAAGAAAGACGGTAGCCGCGGTGCTCTTGTCAGATATGAGAAGAGAGAAGTTCCTGGTATGGAAAAGCCCGTTGGTTATGTTCATATTACAGAGGAAGGAAAGAATTACGTAGAAATTGAGGAAGAAATCGCTGAGTAATTTATTAGGAGAAATAAAATGAGTAAAGAAATGAATAATTATGTAATAGTTGAAGGTATTATATCGGAAATTGGTTTAGAGAAAGCAATATGGAATAATAGCGATGTTATTCGTGGCGACATCATAGTCAAGGTTGTCGCTCCTG